ACGATAGCCTTAGCGCCTTGATAATATTGTTGGTTAGTTTCTGCACTCATTTATTTAAGATTTTTCGTTTATTTGAACCGCTTGACTTTCTTGCTCAGCTACTTGGATTATAGTAGGATCATTTATAACAATACCAAAATACTTTAATATATTAATTATTAAGTTTGTTTGTTCTGATATATCTAATTGAAAGTCTACAGAGCTGCTTGCCGAGTATATGTATTGACCAACTGAACCTACAGTAAAATTCCAATTTGGAGATGTAGGGTTTAATAAGCAGCTAGCTACTACACTTCCTGATGTTGAAGATGTCCAAGGTGATATTTTTAAAGCTAACTGATTTGGTAGTGAAGTTGGTGTAGCATTTGTAGTTATAAATAATGGATATTGTTCTGTTGGTGCCGTTAATTTTGATCGTGTTATTTTTTCAAAATCTCTTTTATCAACAAGTTGAGCAATTGACTCGTATTTAGGTTGACCTGTGTAGGTAACTAAAACTTCACCTATTTTATATATGCTTGAAGAAGTTGCATTGTAAAAAGTGTTATTAGCAGAATCATAAGTTAGTGTTATATCCTTCTTAAAAGGAGACAACTTATACTCTATATCTTCAAACATGTTAAAAAACTCTGTATCATTTTCAGAGTTATTTTGATTTTTTCTATTCTGTTGGTTTCCGTTTGGAAAATAAGAATTGAATATTTCTTTTTGCACTAAATCAGCAATACTGTTAAACTCAGAAGGAGTTACATAACCTCTTTGCTCTTTGTTTAATATGTACAAGACTGTTGTGTATACTGTGTTTACGCTTACTGCCATTTTATATATTTTTATACTAAAAAGGCGGCCGAAACCGCCCGTATATTAGTATCACTTGTTTTTATAGTTTTTTCTCTATAGAATTATAGATTTCAACACCTTCATCTGTCTTTAAAAAAGCAGCAAAGGCAGAATATGGATTTTCGTCAAAAGGCACATTCATTAACTTTCTACCATTTGAAGCCCATGTAAATGTTCTTTGATCTTGAGAAAGATTTATTATACCAGCTTCCGCAGCTCGTATAGCAAAGTTTCTTAATTGTACATTTTCATCGTTCGCTAAACTAATAAATAACGATGGATTATTTCTAGCAAATAATAATAGATCTCTCTTAAGCTCTTTAGAACTCATTGAAGTAACTTTAGAGCCTAGTTCAACTCTTAGTATAGCTTCTGCAAAATCTACGTCCATTTCTCTAGCCATATTTAAAGCATCAATCTGCATGTCTAATAAACTTAATTGATCTGTAGCTTCTTCAACAGCGCTAAATTCTTCATATAACTTGCCTTTTAGTGGGTGATATAAAGAAAGTAACTTTTGTAAATTTTGTTTTTCTTTTGGTACTCTTAAGTCACCATCTTTAAACATAATGTGACCTAAAGTAGCTTCTCCTTTTTGATCTTCGACAAAAGGCGAATCTTGATTTGTAGCATACCTAATTTCTTTTTGTTTTCCACTTTCGTTATCAAAATAAAGTAGTGGATGTTTTTGTGTATGCTTACTTGGTATTGTTAGAGTAAGTGGTGATTTGTTGTGTTTCAAATAATAAATTCTATCTTTAATCTCCCACTCAGGTTTTTGTTTTTTTTGAACCGGTGCAGTTTTTGCAACAGTTGGCTGAGGTGCAACCTCAACAGTTTCTTCTGCTTTAGCTTTTTTAGCCATGATATAATAAAATTAAATAGTTAATAATAAAAACCCTGAGGTCGCATTTTGCGACCCCAAGATTTTAAAGTAATTACACTCCTTTGAATAATACAAAGTTGTTAGCAGCTTGAGTTACTAAACATCTTTCAGATAGGAAGTTTACTTCCATAGCATCAAGAGTTGAAGTAAATGCGCCACCAGCAGAACCAGTCAACCAAGACTTCATTCTACGATCGTCAGCTTGAGAAGCTCGGTAACGAACGTGTAGGAAAGGTCTACGGATGTTAGTTCCTAAAATTTGATCGTAAACTGTTGAAGTTCCAGCAGGTACTAATACACCTTCAATAGAACTAATACCATTGATACCTCCACGAGTAGAAGCGTCATTTAAGTATTTCCAATCAGTTTTATAGAAATCATAAGAACCTCTACGGAAACCGCTAAATCCAAGATTTAAAGCCATTTCTTCAGAGTTTTCAAATAATCCATAAGCAGTACCACCTTGAGCACCAGCAGAGATTGCAGATAACATATCATCAAAATCCAAAGCAGTTTGTCTTTGTAAGAATAACATGTTTTCTTCAATAGCTCCTTGAGTATCTAAGTTTTTCAAGATATCGTCAAAAGCAGTAAGACCAGCAGCAGCAGTAAAACCAACGTTTACATTACCACGCTCTTCGATAGCAGCGAACAAACCTTGAGTACCTTTAAGTCCAGTAATTGGAGAAACAGCACCATCAACTTTTTCACCTTCAACACATACCATTTCCAAATAATCTTCGAAACGTAAACGAGTTTCAGATTCAGCTTTTAAATACCATAAATATCCAGAAGAACCATCTTCAGTAGCGATTTCAACCCAACCAATTTGAGCCATATCAGAACCGTTAACAACGTATTTACTTCTTACAATAATTGGTGAGTTTGCGTACTGTTGGAAAGAAGGTTCTACAGAGATAAATTGATCACCAGTATTAGCACCAGTAACACCGTTAGTAACTGAAGATCCTTTAGCATATTCAGAACCGTAAACAAAAACTTTTAAACCAGTAGCTGTAAACGTAGAAAGATTAGCAAGTGTATAAGGCTGAATAGTAATTACATCAGTAGTTGTATTTGAATCAGTAACCAAACATTTTGCTTCAAGTCCAGTAGCTGGATCTAAAACAACAATAGTAGAGTTTGGAGAAATAACGTTTTGTACATTTGCGGCAGCAGTTGGGTTAACATTGATAGTTAATGGAGTTGGTAGAGTACAACCATCGTAAGCAATGTGCAAACGGTTTTGCTCAGACCAGATAACTTGATCAGATGTCATAGGCATTTCAGCGCCTACCATTCGTAAAAATCCAGAAAGTGTGCGGTTTCCATATCGCTCTACTTCTTGCTCATAAATTTCAGGAAGATATTGTTGAGCAAAAGAACTAAAGTCAGCGCCAGCTGGATCATTAAATTGCAAGTAGTTACTGTCAAGTAACTCTTGACTTTGACTTGGTACAATTCTACCAAATTGAGGAGTTAAACTCATAATAAATAATTTTTTTAGTTAAATTTTTTAGTTTTAATTTTTAGTTTTGTAGAATCAGAACCGCTAATAGCTCTAACTTTAAAGCCATTTAAAAATACATCTCCATTACTAGATAGTCTAGCTTTTTCGTCACTTAAGTTTTTAGAGTTATTTACAACTTCTTTAACAGCGTCAGCTTTACCTTGTTCGTAAAAATGAGATGCGATACGATCTACATTTTCTGCAGCATACATAGCTTTGTGATATCCAGAATAATCTTTAACAGCACCATTTGAATCAAGGAACTTCCCGATTAAGTTATTAATATTAGACTGTTTCTCAGCAACAGCATCAGTGTTTTGAATTTTATACCTATATTTCTTTTCACCTACGCTAATATCGAAACCTTCGAAATCTTCAGTAAAAAGTTTTTTAGTATTATTTTTAAACTCTTCATGCTGTTGTTTAGCTGTTTCCTGCTGCTTGTTATATCGATTGAAAAAGTCCATAGCTTTCTGAGCGTCAGGATTTACATTTGATTTCAACTTGATATCAGCGTAATATTTATCCTTAGTCTCGTTTAAAAAGCGTCTGGCTTTTGCAACTTCTTCTTTAAATGCAAGTTTTTTCTTGCGTATATCTTTATCTTCATCTAAATCTTCATCGTATTGAAAATCTTCTAACAATAAATCAATATCTGAATTATCAAGATATGGTTTTTCTTTTTTATAATACTCTTTTAACAATGTGTTATCGTCTATGCTAGAGTAATCAGCATTTAACCTAACGTAGTCTTCTACGCTACCACCAGTCTCTTCCATAAAAGAAACTAGCTTTTCTATATTTTCAGGTAATTGCTTACCTAAAACTTTTTCGTCTCTAACAGCTTCTTTAAGCTCTTGTTCTACTTCAGCTACCTCTTCAATAATTTCTATTGGAGCTTCTACTGTTTCTTCGGTGGTCCGTACTTCTTCAACCACTCCTTTGCTGTTGCCACTGTTTTTGGATTCTTCGACAACAACATCGCTATCATTTGTCTCTTGTGCTTGAACGGCATCTTTTTTTGGTATTTCGACTTTAACAACATCTGGTACAACCTCACCTTGAGCCTCTGGCTTAGTCAAGTCTACTTTAGTTATTTCGTCTTTTTTAACTAGTTTTTTAGGTGTAGTTTTCTTTTTACCTTTTAAAGTAAATTCACCTTCTTTTTTTACTTCTGTTGACATAATATAATATAATTTAAAAAAATGTTATAGCATTACATAAATGCTCCTAAACCTTGATCTGGTTCGTTTTCAAAGTCTATTGGTAAGCCATCGTTTTTTCTTTGACTTATCATTTCACTTTGCTGTGTTGCTTGTATTTTTGTTCTTTTATCTTTACGATCTTCTATAAATTGTTCTTTGCCTCTTTGAATTTGCATGTCCATTTGCTTAAGCTGCATATCGTATTGGAATTGTCTTTCCATTTCTTGCTGCTTAATAAATGAAGCCTGTTCCATCTTTTTAATGTCCATAGCTGTTTTGGCTTGTTCTAATTGAACTTTAGAACCAGATATAGCTTCTTGTTTTTGAACTTCTGCCATAGCTGTTCTTTCAGCCGTTTGAGCTTGAGCATCTGCTTGAGCTGCAATATTAGCCTGTTGAGCTTTTTGATCTCTTTCCATTTTAACCTTACGCTTAATCTTTAACATTTGATTAGCTAATTTAAGGTTTTTAATTTGACGTATATCAATAGCGTCTTCAAGATCAATACCTCCAGACTGTAGCGCAACTTGTATGTTTTGCTCTAACTGAGCTTTTTCTTCTTCATCAGGCTCTAATTCTAAGAAAATACCAAAATCGTGTAAATTTAAATCTACAATTTCATCTAGTGATTTTATATTGTAATTAGATACTGCGTTTTGTAACGATGCTCTTGTTAGTGGAAATCTAAGTGCATCACCTATTTTAAGAGATACGTTTTCAGCTAATTTAAGAGTTAAAAATAAACTAGACTGAACAATATGTCTTGTAGCTACATTTGATGCATTGGCGGCTAACTTCTGCAAACCTACTAACGTAGATTTATCAGGCGTGCTACCGTCTCTAGCTTCGTTTAATCCCGTCACGTCACGTATCATCTGTAAATAGTATTGATATGTCTGTATTAAACTTTGTATTTTACCATAACCATTAGAGCTACTAAGTTCTTGAACGGGAACTTTACCGTGATTAATTTCACCGTCTTGAGTAAGTGATCTACCTACAATAGAACCTGTTTGAAAATACATGTTAAGCGCTTCGGCTGGATTATAATTTGTACCATTACCAAGATCAACTTCTGCTAAACCGTCCATATCAAGATAAACACCATCTGGCACCATTCTTGATAATACTTGCTGTAATTTTAAATGCGTTATTTGAATCATATCAGCAAAACCTATACATTTGCTTACTATTGATTCAATTCTACCTTTATACATTCTAGGGGCGCAAATAGCATAATTCATAGCTACTTTTGTAGTGTCAGCGTATGGTCTAGACATATTTTCTGCTAACTCCCACTTTAACATAGTATCAGTTCCTAAAACAACAGCTCCATTGTATAAAACTTCTATTGTTCTTGAAACTCTTTCAAACATATCACTTTCTGGTGGATTAAAAGTATCTGGCTTTTCAATAGCCTTCATTAATCCTTGATCTGTATTTTTTATTTTAAAAACCTGGTTGTGATAAGTTTTATAATCAAAATACATAACTTGCACGGTGTTTTCATCATAATCACCCCAACCAGTTATATAAGATCTATTTCCAGGCATATTTTGAATACGCTCTAATTCTTTTTCAGATATATGTGGAAACTCTTTTTTAAGTTCTGGTATTGTTATAGCTTTAACTTCACCTACGTAATATATATCTTCAAAGTTTGGATCTTCTGTATATGAATAAACCATATAAGCAGGATCAACATAATCAACCTTAATTCCTTCAGCGGTATTAAAACTAGTTTTAGCAGCTGCTATACCTAACACAGCTAAATCCATATTTAATCTACGTCTTACTAAATCATATTTATTTTGAGCAAAAACAGTTGATATACTTTCTTCTTCAGCTATTTCTATGGACTGCTTATAACTAAGTTGCATTTTAAGCTCTAGCTCTTCTTTGGACTCAGGCACAGTGTTAGGATCTGAAGACTGATGTAAATCAATACCTAAAATTTCATTTACATTTTTAATATAATCTTTAGCAACCATATCTTCGTAAAGTCTAGCTGCATAATCAGTTCTTTTCTTTACAGATTGTGGATCTTGAGCGTAAGCTTTTATGTCATAGCTTTTTTGAGATATACCGTTTACAACGATATCTACAAACTTAGATAAAATTGGAACAGGTTTCCAATCTAAATTAAGATAAGACAAATCACCATTAATTGATAATTCGTCTTTGTATTTTTGTATTGATTGCTCACCTCGAGCATAAAGTCTTAAATTATGAAACTGATTCCAATTAGTTAAATATCTATTACCGTTAGTTCTACCTTGTCTAAACCACTCATATTCTATAGCTTGAGCAACTTGCTTTCCATATTCTATAGTGTCTTTTTCTTCGTTACTTACTACTTGACTAGGAAAAGAACTGTTGTTATTAGTGTAAACGTTCATTTAACTTATTATTTTTGATGTATAACCTCTATTGTCATATCTTTTTATACCTAGATTGACAGGTTCTTTTTTTCTTGTATTGTTTGGTGTATATCTATGCTTGTTACAGGCCATAAGTGCTAAACCAGAGCTAATAGAAG